TAAGGGAAGGCTGTAAAGCGTGAAAGGCTGTCCAGACATTCGCAGTTAAATAACCGTTTGTAGTTGCGTTTGACTGAGCAATTGAAATAACATTTGCTGTAATGCTTAACGGCAACGAAGCTGTCGTAATTCTATTTGAATAAGCTGTGTCCCATTGCGTTTGTTTTGCGTCCGTCGGCAACGAATAACCTGCGGCAAAAGTAATTGCCAAAGTTCCGGAAGAAGTTATTGGAGAGCCTGCAATATCAAAGCCGGTTGGAACCGAAGCAGCAACCGAAGTAACCGTTCCGGCATTGCCTGCTGAAACACTTCCGTCTGCCATTAAATACTGACTTGACGTTCCCCCTGATTTCTTAATTGAAGAAGCAATAATTGAGCCGTTGAATTGAGCAATATCAACTCCGTTGTCGGTCGTTGTTCCCCATAGTAAACGGCCCGAAGAATTTACCCTTCCTCGTTCGCTGTTTTCTACTAAGATAGCAACCGAATGGAACGTGCTTGAACCAATCTGAACTACTGAATTGAACGTATTAAATATGCCTTTGATAGACATATCGTAATGCATTACCCCAATATGGCCTGCACCGGTTTTTCCCCGAACAATAAGGTTAACAGCAGAAGAAGTCCAAGTAGGAGTTTGACCGACAAAAACATTACCGTCAGCATTAATTCCCATTTTCTCAGACTGCGACCCGTTTGTGTAAAATTGAATGCCTGCCGTAGCCTGCTTTGCAATAATTGCAGCATCTTTTGAGGTGTTAGTTTGATAATAAGCGTCGGCCCCAAACATAGCTGTCTGAACGCCGTTTTGTAAAGCGATAAACATACCGCCTCCGGTTGGACTATTGTTGTCCAATTTCAATTCCGTGTAGGCTGTTGTTCCTTTTAAATGAAGTAATGCCGTCGGCGATGCTGTACCAATACCTACGATTGCGCCTGTGGTATAAATTGGCGACTTTGCAAATAATTCTGTATCCCGAAAATATGGAACATACCCCATATCCAAGGCTTCAACAGCGGAAACCGTATTGTCAACATTAATTCGTGTCCAACGTGCTTTTGTTGGAACAGGAATGACATCGGCAGCATCGGGAATTGAAATAAACGACTTACCTACTTCGGTAGCGTTAATGGAAGTAAAAATGTTTTCATTCTTCCACCGCAAATTTGCTTCATCCCAAATAGCAATATCTTTTTCTTGAACGTTATCAACATAAACATCAGATAGATTTGACAACTTAGGAGCAATATCAGGACGAACCATAATTGTTCCTTGCGTAGCGTGAACCCTAACAACTGCTGCGACACGTATTTTAACATTTGGAGCAGTTGGCTCAACCGTTGTTAATGCGCCGGGAATGACACCGCCTGAATTAAACCATAAAATATTTGAAAGTGTGAAAGAAGAAGTATTTAAATCACGCACTTTACCAAATACCGTTACGTATCCAAATTGATTTGTTGTAAAATCTTGCGTTGCAACACCAATAAAATATTCAGGATTTGTGTTAATAATATCAGGGTCAGCCTGAGCCATTAATAAGTGGTCGCCCTGCGAGCCGGCAAACATAACTGCTTCTCCGTTTGCTATTGGCTCTGCTGCCTTTCCATAAAAGTGCATTTCCTGCCCTGCCTGCAAAGTAACACCTCCAATAAGACCCATATCGAACGTCCCGTCAATTTCATTCCAAGCAATTTTAGCTACATCAATAGGCTCAACAGGAGTTTGAGAAACCTCTAAATAATCAGCTTTAATTCCAAACTCTCCTAAATCAACACTTTGTAACGCTCCAATGTATGGCACGTAGCCACCGCCTCCGCCGCCTCCGCCGTTAATAATATTCCACCAAATTTTATTGACTGCTGTTAATATCGAATCCGTTGCCGTTACAACTCCGTTAGTAGGAGTAAATCCGGTTAACAAAGTACTTAGTACTCTTGCCTGCGTGAAGTATAAATTAGTGCCTTCCGGTACATTTGTAGTAGTAGTTCCAACAGGAAGGTAAGCTGTGCTGTCAAGCGTTCCGTTGCCTTTTAAAAATTGGCTTGAAGTCGCTCCCGTTACTTTATATTTTGACGCACGCAGAAAGCCGTTAGTATCAATAAATACTCCGGTAGAACCACCGACACCGTCTGAAATTTGTTTCTCCGAACCGGTTATTACGTCGTTATCAATTAGCTTTAAAAGTGCTTTGTAGGTATCCGCAACAAGTTTGCCGGTCAAAGTAGCCATAAATCTTTCGTTTATTTTCTTTGCAATTTATAAAGAAATATGGCTCAAACGAATGTAAAGAAATATCAGTACAAAAACGCCGACCACAATATAGGGTGTTATGTCTTTTTTCGTAACCTCTTTTGTTTTTACTACCGTCTTTGTAATGAACCTATCTCGGTAAACGTACACTTGCTTTGTTTCGCTTTTTTTGAATCCGGCAATGGCCCTTATTTTGCCTTTAAATGATTCAACTGACACTTTCCCTTGACCGGCAGAAAATCGCCCGTAAAACTGCGTTAAAATGCCTGATGAATCGCATGGATTATCAATGTAAAAACTATCCACTACGGCCGGAAGTCTTTCGATAATTGTTTCTTTTATGATAGAATCTTTCTGAATGTAATTACTTTGTGATGCCGTTTTTTGGCTCGTCTTACAAGACAAAAACCCTGCTATTAGCAAGGTCATTAAAATGATTTTTTTCATTGGTAGATTAAATTAAAACGTAGCCGGCTGAATCAACCTTCTTTCCGTTATGTAATGCTAATAATTGGTCAATCGTTTTACCGAAAGATTTTTGGAAGTGTGGTGCATCAACGAATTTCCATTCGCCACCCCAATCCCAACCGTATTTTTTGAATATCGTAACAATTTCTTGCCACTCTGATTTGCCGTCTTTATCGAAGTCCGTCTTGGTATCCCACGATGCAACCTTGCCGTCAATAATTAATACAATATCAATAGCCAACCCGTAGTTATGATACGACTTGCCTGCCGGCGCATTGGTTACTTTTGGACCTGCTGTTGTCCTTCCTTTGGCATAAAGTTCGCCTTGCTCCTTGAATGTTCTAAGCGTGTAGGCAAAACGGCAAATTGCTCGGCCGGTTAATGCTGTTGTGATTTCAGAATAAATCTTATCAGCTTCCTGCCGTAATTTCGGATGTAGTAGTTGTATGCGTTTAAGCGTAACACCGTCCTTCATTATTTTGCTTTACCCTTTTTTAAATTATGGTTTTCTTCACGCAGTTCCTGAACCTCAATCCGCAATTTGTCAACTTCGGTCATTAATTCATTAACTTTTTGCTCCAATCTTTCGGCCGTGTTTTGCCAAATCTCAATGGCTTTCTTAGTATTTTCAAGTTCGTTACCTGAAACCTCTGCGTTTTCTCTTTTTCGGCCAAAAATCCAAGTCAATAACGAGCCAATGCCGGCCGTTGCGCTTGGAACAATTATGTCGTTTAACTCCATTATAGTTGTTGAATCTTATTTGATACCTCTAAAATACAACGAAAATATGTATAGTCTGAATCTTCGTCAGTTAAATACGTGATTCCTTCGTTTACGCAGGTAAAAACATTGAATCCGTCTGCTGTGAGGTCAAAATATCCGGCCGAACGAGTACGAATCAAATTTAAAATTTGCGAAATAGCCTGATTCACTTGCAGTTCCCCACCTGAATCCCCTTGGTAACGAGTAATAACTTCAATTCTTGTGGTGGTTTCATTGATAAACGAACCTGCATTGAAGTCGGTTTCCCTGCTTCCCGAAGAATAAACGTATATGTAAGGGAAAGAAGCGTTTGAGGGAACACGATTGTAAACAGGCAACGTGCTTGCATTAACAATTACTTGATTTGTAAGCCGGTCAATAATGGCTTTCCGGATAAATTGTATTGATTCGTACATTATCTTGTTATGTTTTTAAAGTAATTATTGATTCGCATTTCCATTTCCTCCACCTCTTTACGAATTGAACCAAAAAAGAATGGCCTCGAAGTAAGATGAACACGGTCTTGGCTTTTCCCTTTAAATTGTGCCGCATATTCTTGTGGTATGCCCATTGATTCAAGGTCCGTGAATTTAACTTCTCGCCCTGTTCCAAATTCAACGTAGGTTGAATAAGGAGCATTCGCC